TTTCGTATACTTCGTTTACCTTTTTCATAATTGACTTCCTCCATATATTTTGATTAAATTAAGTTGTATATTTTGATTAGAGTTCGACTGTTACTTGTTGGCGCAAGTTTCAGTCTTTTTTGTTATCTCAAGCCACTTTTCCCAGAAGAATGTGCTAAAGATAAGCGTTAACATTGCAATTCCTAATACTGTTGTGAAACCACCTCCTAAAAGTAATGTGACGATCATTGCGATAAACATCGTCATGTAACTTAGTAAGTACTTCATTTATCATCCTCTCCTTTCATTTCTAAAAGTTTTTCGATATATCCTCTTTCTAATGCGAAATCAAATAACATTTGCTGAATATGTTCAGGCATTACGGCCACTCCCTTCGTGTATAATATATTTATCGCTACTGCGATAGATTGGGGGTGTAATAAATATGGGTAAATATTTGATAACTTATGACCTTAATAGTCCAGGTCAAAAATATACTGATGTGCTTAAGGTAATTAGAAATGAAATATCAAATGGTTATTGTAGTTATTGGGAATCTGCTTACTTGGTAAATTCAAGTTATACTCCAGAACAAATAACTAGATTACTTCAACCTTATTTCGATGAATCAGATCGTTTATTGGTTATTGAAGTTAAACCTAATTACCAAGGTTTACATGATGAAAAAGAATGGGACTTTATAAGTAAAATCATGCAAGCATAGATGCTTTTCCTTTCCTTTCCCATCTACCGTTGACAGAGTCATAGTTATATTTTCTGTTGGCAATAGCATTTCTAATCTCCTCCGCCAAGATGACGATTAGGAGTGCTATTTTAATGAGTTGTAGTTTGTTCATTTTGATTCCTCCCTATTTTTTTAATATTCGTTCGTGTACGCCGTGCTCAATCATGTAATCAAACCAAAATTGCACCATTTCATCTGTCATTTTCCAACCTCCTTTAGATTGTTCATTCCTCTTCTTCATCGAATTCGATAATTGGTTTAGGCGCTATGCCTATCTCTATATCGATTGCGTCATAATTTAAATCTTCGATAGCTTCTTCAATTTCATTTACTGCACTTTTAATTTTTGATGCTTCAGGTACTCCGTATTGAATTTTTAAGTTTTTCATTTTATTCGCTCCTTTAAGTTGTTTGCTCGATTGTGTGGTTAAACTCGTCTTATTTCATAAACTGATAAACTTTTTATTTTGTCTCGAATTTCATCCATCATATATACGTTAAATGTCTCTATATTTCTTTTAGATGAAATGTGGTATACATCACTCAAATGATATTTAACTATCTTCCAAATTTTATTTTTATATACTCTTAATTTCTTGTTGTATTCTTTAGTGTTTTTAGCTTTAGTTTTTTGTAACTCTGAATATTCATCTAAAGTCATACTTGCATTAATTAGTTCATCAAAATCTAATTGATTTAAATTACCAAGTGCTGTTCTAGCTTTTTCGTCAACTGTTTTTCTTAGTTGATCTAATTCAATTTTGTTCAAAGCTCTCATGTTGTGTTCTTCTTTTTGATGATTTTCAATACTAGTCATTCGATTACCTTGTGTTTGTAGCACGTTTAGTAAATCTTCTTGATACTCCCTTTGATTGTTTAGCATCATTAAAGAACTGTTTTCCGTTATTTGTTTGGCTGATATTAAAACTCTTTCAACATCACTTACACTTACATTTGTATCTTTAGATATTGCTTTTACTACACTCGTTTCTTTGTTGAAAATGCTTAACGGATTTTTCAATTTAATCCCCCTCTATTATTTGACTTGTATTCAATGAATTTCTCATTTGTCTAGTCCACGCTTCTATTTCTTCGACTACATCAAACATCATGTTTTTAGTTCGATCTGACGCTCTTGCAATAGCTGCTTCTCTATAAGGTGTATGTGCAACTTTATTTAAAAACTCATTTGCGTCATCTCTTAATGAAAGTAAATTAGTTTCTACTTGAAATCTGATAGAAGCGATTTGTTCTTCCTCGGTTAAATTAGAATCTCTTTCATATTTATTAGTTTCTGGTTGTTGCTCACGTTCTTTAAATCGACGTTTTAAATCAGATAATTCTTTTTCGCGTTGTTCAAGTAATTTTTTATCGTTTTTAAGATTTTCAAGTTGCTTGTTAATTCGATCTGGTACAACCTCTTTAACAATTTCTTTTTCTACAACCTCAGCTTCTCTACTTTCTGCATCTTCTAGTTGTTTCTTCGCAATTTCTTCAGAACGTTGCGCTTGTTCCACTTGGGATTGGAGTTGGGCGTTTTGTTCGTTACTTTCTTTAATTTGTCGTTTAAGTTGCTCAATTTCTCTTCTAGTCATATCGATAGGTTTTTTTATTTCGCCATTTTCTAATTCTTGAGGTTGCTCTCTGATTTCACTAGGCAAAGTTGCTAATTGATATAAAACAGAAATACCTAAATGATTCCCCGGGGAATCATTTGAAAATTCTTCGCTTACTTTTATGAATTTATTCGCTTGATTCCTAGACATTCCTATTTTTTTGCACCACTCTGACCAATCTCCGTGAACTAAATCTTTTTCTTTAACATGTTTCAATCTTCTTCCAATTTCGAAAATCGATTCTCCTGCACGTTTTTGAAAAAAGTTAATTTCTTGTTCAATTACTGGTAAGTCATTACTAAGTTGTAATTCGTTCATATTAACCTCCTTTTAAAAGTTATAAAAAGTTATACAGATGGTAAAATTTTTTATATTTTAATTTGGTCGATTTCTACATCGTATAACTTTGCTAAAGCATAAACTGTTACATTGCTTAAATCAGTTTCTTCTTTTTCCCAATGTCCGACAGTCTTAGGATTTACTCCTAAAATATCCGCTACTTCTTGTTGCTTTAAATCTCTAATCAATCTCCACTTTCTAACTGTTAGTTGTTCTGGCATGTTGTTCACCTCTCTTTCACACGTATAACTTTATATTACTTTAAATGACTTGTCAACGGATAAAGTTATATTTTTTCGATAAAAGTTATAAAAAGTATTGTAAAGTAATGTTTGTTGTGGTAAGTTAATATTACATTAAGTAATATTAAAGGAGACATTTATGGAAAATAACAACGTTAGAAAAAAATTATCTGAAAGCCTACAAGAACTTATGAAAGAAAGAAATATCGACCAAAAAGAACTTGCTGAAGCTATTGGAGTAACTCAACCTACGGTCTCAAATTGGATTCAACAAACAAAATATCCACGTATAAAAAGAATCCAACAACTTGCAGATTACTTTAATGTACCTAAATCAAGAATTACAGAAGGGAAAAAGGAAATACAACAAGATACAATGGCTGCTCATTTTGACAAAGACGATCTAACAGAAGAAGAAATGAAAGAAGTTCAAGACTTTATTAAATTTATTAAAAGTAAAAGAAATTAAAAAGGGTGTTTTTAATGGGGTTATATGAAGAATTGTGTATTAAAAACGACTGGATAGAGATTGAAGAAACTAATCGTTTACCTAAATTTCAACCCGGTTTATATATAAACGGAAAAATTTTTATCAATAGCAACCTATCCGAAACACGCAAAGCAGAGGTTCTCTTCGAAGAATTAGCGCATCATAAACTTACATATGGGAATATTTTAGACCAGTCCAAATGGATTAATCGTAAGTTCGAAAACTATGCAAGACGTCATGGATACGAGGCGGCGTTGCCCATACGTATTATCGTAGAAGCACATCATTACGGTGTAAGTAACTTATATGAACTAGCGCAGTATGTTCAATTAAGTGAAGAGTACATAGTAGAAATATTGAAACATTACAAAAATAAATATGGTATTGGAACTCACTACGGAGAATACTTAATTACATTTGATCCGTTGAGAGTTTTTAAATATAAAGAAATATAAACAAAGGAGAAGTTTAATGAAAACAGAAAATTTTAAAAAGCAATGGATAATGTGGACCATCCTTGTAACGTCTTTGATTAGTATAGGCACTCCGGGAATTGCTATAATCCCATTTGTTCTATCGATATATGCATTATTTAAATTAATAGTTGTTAAAAAAATTGCAGAACCTGATGTGGAAACATTCCAAGAATTGAAAGAAAAAAATAAGAGTTTGGAAAGTGAAATACAAGAGCTGCAGAACTTAAAAATAGATTTGATGACAAATATAGAAAGAGGTACAAAAAAACTTGAGCAAATAACTAATTATCTAAATGAAAAATTGATTAAATATGATGTAGAGTTAACTTATCCTTTTGATTTACTAGAAGTAGACTCGTCTGAAATTAATACACACATAAAAAAATTAGAAATGAAAGAAAGAGATTTAGTGAGTCTTGAAAAAGTGAAAATATTTAATGATTCTAAAGAGGATAAGAAACATCAAAATGCGCAAGCTAAACAAATTATAAGATTGTTTAATGCTGAAACTTCTCAAATAATTAATAATGTAAACGGTAAAAACATTGAAAGTTTGCAGAACAAAATATTTAAAAGTTATGAAGGAATAAATAAAATTTTTGAAACTGATAATGTACGTATTCCAGAAGACTTACTAGACATAAAACTTGAGATGTTAGATTTAAAACACAAACACAAAATTAAGCAAGAAGATGAAAAAATAGTCAGAAGAGAAGAACGAGCTAGAATGAAAGAAATACAACAAGCCGAAAAAGAGATGGAGAAAAAATTAAAAGATCTTGATAAAGATATTAAACACCATAATAACGAAATTGAAAAACTGACTAAGTATCTTAATAACACTAACCTACAAGTCGAAAAAGAATTATATATTGAAAAAATTAAAGAATTAGACGAATCTCTCAAAAATTTAAGTTCTGAACGAGAAAATATAGAAGATAGAAAAGAAAATGCTCAGTCAGGATTTGTTTATGTAATATCTAATATCGGTTCGTTTGGAGAAAACGTTTATAAGATTGGAGTAACACGAAGATTAGAACCTATGGACAGAATTAATGAATTAAGTAGCGCTTCTGTTCCCTTTGAATTCGATGTACACGCTTTAATTTTTTCTGAAAATGCTTTTGAACTCGAAAGCAAATTGCACAATCACTTTAAAAAATATAAAGTTAATAAAGTTAATGGAAGAAAAGAATTCTTTAAAGTTAATATTGATGAAATTAAGGATAAAATTTTATCAGAACACAATAATACAGTTCAATTTACAGACGAACCAAAAGCTTTACAATACAGAGAAACTTTAAGGTTAACTTCACAATAAAATTATGGGTAGCATGCCTACCCTTATTATTTTTTACTTTTTTTGAGGAAGTGGAAGAATGAAAGTAGCAATTTATACGAGAGTAAGTACTGCAGAACAAAATTTAAACGGATTTTCAATACATGAACAAAGAAAAAAACTTATTTCTTTCTGTGAAATTAATGAATGGAAAGAATATGAAGTTTTCACAGACGGCGGTTTTAGTGGTGGTTCTACCAAAAGACCAGCATTACAGGATTTATTCAATAGACTAACTCAATTTGATTTAGTTCTAGTTTACAAATTGGACAGGCTAACACGTAATGTAAGAGATCTTTTAGAAATGTTAGAACGTTTTGAAAAGTACAATGTTTCTTTTAAGAGCGCAACAGAAGTTTTTGATACTACAACGGCTATAGGAAAGTTATTTATAACCATTGTAGGCGCGATGGCTGAATGGGAAAGAGAAACTATAAGAGAGCGCTCTCTCTTTGGTAGTCGTGCAGCAGTGGAAAGTGGAAAATATATTCGTGAGCAACCTTTTGTGTATGACAATATAGAAGGTAAATTAGTACCGAATGAAAACACTAAATATATTGAATATATAGTAAAGAAGTTTAAAGAAGGTAATAGCGCTAATGAAATTGCAAGGTTACTAAATTCAAAAAAGAAGCCTTCTAAAATAAAAAATTGGAACAGGCAAACAATTATAAGATTGATAAAAAATCCAGTTTTAAGAGGTCATACAAAGTTTGGCGATATATTTATGGAGAATACGCACGAACCTGTATTAAGCGATGATGATTATCACAAAGTAATTAACGCAATAGAAAACAAAACACATAAAAGCAAATCTAAACATAACGCTATTTTTAGGGGTGTCTTGAAGTGTCCGCAATGCAATGGCAACTTGCATTTATATGCCGGTACAATTCGCCCCAAAAATGGTAGATCTTATAATGTCAGACGTTATACTTGTGACAAGTGCCATCGTGATAAATATTCCAGAAATATATCTTTTAACGAAAGTGAAATAGAGAATAAATTCATTGAAGAATTAGAGAAAATGGACTTAACTCGATTTGAAATACACAGACCTAAGAAAGAAGAAATTAATATAGAAGGCGATAAGAAAAGAATAAAGGAGCAAAGAACAAAGTTATTGCGTGCGTATACAATGGGATACGTAGAGGAAGAAGAATTTAAAATAATAATGGATGAAACACAAAGACAATTAGAAGATATAAAACGTGAAGAAAATAAAGAAACAGTTCAAGAAATAGACGAAAAGCAAATAAAATCTATTGGAAACTTTATTATTGAGGGTTGGAAAACATTAACCATTAAAGAAAAAGAAAAACTTATATTAAGTTCTGTTGATAAAATAGATATCGAATTTATACCAAGAGAAAAAAATAATAATAGTAACACAAATACTGTTAATATTAAGAAAGTACATTTTATATTTTAATGTGTGTTATGTAACTATAGCCGTGGTGCTTGTTACATAACGCACATATAAAAACCACGCCCATTAAGAACGTGGTTTAGAATATAGTATCTTAATTTAAAGACGTTATCGTTAGGTATATTATAACATAAAAATAAGGCAACCGTCGCAACAGTTACCTCAAGTAAACTCCGCAGATATGTACCGCAATTTCTATTTAATTATAACACTTTACAAGCGTATTCATATAGCTTTTCAGCTGTTCCCAACCTTAAGTTATCTACATTACGTTTACCTTGTCTTAATTGTGATAGTACATATTGTGATACACCAGTAGCTTTATATATTTTATATCCTGTTATATCACTCTCGATCAATTCAATTATTTTTTTCTTGTATTCTGACAAGTTTTTCACCTTCATATCTGTATCCTAATGATTTCATGTGTTTAATTCTTGCGTATTTAATAAATTGTGGGAAAAGTAAAATAACTGTAATAGCTATGAATGTCATAATATAATTCATTACTTGAAACCCCCTCTAATAAAATATATAATAAACATGTAAGGAGGAGGCTTAACGCCTCCGGTTATATTAATCTTTGTTGTTAGGCTTTTGACTTAAATAGTCAATGTGCCATAATCTAAGTTGTTTTAGGGCTCCTGGGATAATTAGTACAATTGCGACTTGTACTGGTTCTCCTAGGAGTATTTTTATAACCTCATGCAACGGCTCTCACCTCCTTACATGTAGGTCTGTAAGGTATATCTCAACCTTACATATATAATTATACTACACAATAAAAAAGTAATCAAATATTTTTTAAAATATTAAGCATAAAAAAATAGGGCAGTCGCTAGGACTACCCTTGTATAATGACGTGGTAATTTAATTATATCACAATTATTTAATTGTCCCCCACAACTTACCTAAGCTATCTGTATTTTTGTTCCATGTTCTTACTGGCAGCCATACATCTTTACCGTTGTTAGCTGTATAAGATACCCATACATAGCCATCTTGCTTACATACAGTGTCATAAGTAATGCTTTGACCTGCTTTTAATACACCAGATTGTGGGCATATAGTGAATGGTCCTACATATCTAGTTCTGATAGCTGTATTTGGTGTGAATGTGCCTCTTTCAGCTTTGTAGTATGTGCCGTATTGGTTTACTTTCCAGCCATTCATATTTTTGCGTGTCGCAGGTGTTGAGGCGCTACCTGGTTTATTGATTACAGTAGTAGAAACGGGTTGTTTGCCGTCCATATACTGACGAATTTGCTTAATGAAGTAATCTTTTAACTTCAATCTAGCTGCTTCTGTGATTGAGTTGTGCAATGGATCTAATCCAGTGTGTAACTTCATTGAACGATGAGGGCATGATGTTTGACTGAACTCATTGTGAAGTCTAACTGTATTACGGTTAGCCGGTAAGCCCCACTTTTTAAGTTTTTGCGCTGCGAAATAGAATACCATTTGTTCATTTTTTAAGAAATCACTATCGCTAGCATATAAAGATTGGCATACTTCTATACCATAAGTTTCAAAATTACCACTTCCAGGTTTTACTCCATCATTAACATGCCAACCTATTCTATCTTCAGAAATAGCTTCCCAAATTCCATCTCTAGTGATATAGGCGTGAGCAATCCCTTGAGCAAGTCTATCATAACCAGCGTTTACTAAGGTATTGTAATACTGTTTATAATTCATTGAACCTGCATCATTATGGATTACAATAGCTTTAGGTTTGTGACCTCTCTTATCCATCGTCCAACCTTTAATATGTTGCGTAAGTGTTGGAGTTGACTTCTTAGTCGTAGTTTTTGTTTGTTTAGGTGCTTCTTTAACTTTAGTAGTTAAAGTGTGTACCTCTTTAGCTACGGGTGGAACGATGAAATGTGTTAAGCCGTAGTAATTATCCCAACGTAATGTAGGTTTCTTATTCGCGTAACCATTCCAGTTTTGCTCAAGAATTTCAAATGAGTTTGTATTTCCTCCATCGTAAACCAAACCGATGTGACCGTATTGTGCATATGTGCCACTAGAAAATACGGCAATCCAACCTTTTTGAGGAACAGTTGAGGGTAGGTTTTCAATCACTTTCCAGCCTGTAGGGAATTTATTATTAGGGAAATCTTTCGCATTCCCCCACGCTCTGTATTGGTTGTCAGTTAACCAAAGAATATAATCAATAGGCAAGTCTGCGCATTGTGCATGATAGGCATGGTCTACGTCAATACAACCAGGCTCCATAGTACCAAAAGCAGGGTCGTAACTCGTCCATGTTTTTACTCTGTAAGGGCTATCTACAGTACCGTTTTTATAAGCGTTTAGACGTGCATTAATTTGAGATTGTGTTTTCATTATTCTTCTCCCTCCACTAAAGCTTTATCTGATGAATAGTCGTGTTCTTCTTCTGGTAATTCTGTGTAAGATGAGCCACCTGTAGCGTGGTCGACTTCTACTTCTTCACTGTCATCAGAAAAAGGCTCACTAGTGTCGTAAGTTTTAGGCGTTAGTGCGTTTGGTGGTTTAACATCGCTTTCAAACTGTACAGGGTGAGTATATTCGTTACGTGGTTTGTTTAATTCGAAGTCAATACCAGCGTCTGAAACTCCCTTAGTATTAGGGTTAGTTACAACACCTAAAGCTACGAGTAATGTAATAATACTCCCCAGAATACCACTGATTGTTTCAAGTTGACTTGATATATCTATACCAAATGCTTCGGTTACTTGTTTTGCAAATAATAAAATAGCACCCACTAAAGCTGTGAGTGTTGTTCCGTTTTTTAAACGTGTCATCCAATTAATTTTCAAAGGTTACATCTCCTTTATAGTAAAATAAAAGAGCCAACACTTTGTGTTAGCTCTTGATATATTCTATGCATGTGCTTTTTCGGGATCGTATTCAACACCAGTTAACTCTAAATATTCTTCAGGCGTTACAAATCCTCTTTTAACAAATAAAGCAAACTGTTCGTTTGTGTAATATCCCATTTTATAATATTTAACTCCGATATCATGCATTAGTAGTTCCTCCTAACAATTGAATGGTCAAATCTGATATATCCTCGCGAACATCTCTTAGTTCTTCTTGGGTTTTTAGTAATTCGAGTGATAAATCAGCTATTATTTGGTCCTTATGAGTTTCATCGTCTTTCTTGGGTGGTTCTTCAATTTGTTGTTTTTTCCATTCCTCGTATGGTGTACCAACCCATTCACCACCGTCAAATTTAACTGGCCAATATAAATTGCTTGGTGGCATAATATCTGTATATAAATCTGTATCATATCCTTTTTTAGTTTCATCAAACAAAAAAGGTTTTCCATCTGTTTTTCGGAATATCTGTATCACTATTATACCTCCTATATTATATAACTAAGATTAATCATATACGTATTATTTGGGTCTGCGGTACCTACTACTTTCATCGCTCCATCATTCGTAATATAGGCAAGGGTGCTATTTGAACTCGTTCTTTGATTGAGTTTATATTCAATCGTCTTGATTGGTGCAATGTTATTGGGTAGTTGTGAAAATACTAGACCTGTAGATAAATTTTTAATATTACCTATGATTTGAATTGTTTTACTTTCACCTTGGGTTATTACTCTGTAAGAAACTGGTAGATAAGAACTGCTATAGGTATCTGGAGAAGCACCGTTAGTTAATGGTAGTGGAATCCAGCCAGTATCGTAATCTTCAGAAACAACCTTTCTCCATCTTGACCATTTGTTGTTCAATGACGTATTAATATAAATATCATTATTAAAAGGATTGGTATATATTATTTTATTCACTTCCTCAAAAGTCCTTACTAGTAAAATAGAACCAGATGTATACCCATTAGGTGTATTTTTAAGATTGTTCGAACAGAAAAAACCAGTAGTATGATTACTGGCAAAGCCCGATAAATCATTAAAATCTATAGAGTCTATATAAAAAGAGAAACCGTTATCATTTGTTATTTTTGTCATTTGCCCTCGAGGATTAATTAAGATCCATCCTTGCCAATTTTTACCATATTTATAATTTGTATAAATAGAACTTGAATTGTAATCTTTATAAAACGCATAGCCAATTGTATCGCTTTGTATATAAACATTAATATATCCCTTATTTGTACCACCGTTAGGCGCATTTTTGATATTACTACAATAATTGAAACCTGTTCTAGTAAAAATGTCGCTAGTCATCATGTTCATATCGACTTCTGCTGTTATAGAATTTAAAGTACCATCATCATTCGTTAGTTTATACTGTTGCCAATTACTAAAGTCAGGTAGTTTAGGTGTAATTTCAGCTTTTTGTTCTTCTGTGAGACTTTCAAAATCAAATGACTTTCCATCTGAACCATCTTGTCCGTCAACACCATCTTTCCCATCTCGTCCTGGTGGACCTTGAGGGCCTGGATTACCATTTATACCATCGATACCATTAATTCCATTTTTACCATCTTTACCGTCTTGTCCTGCTGGACCTTGTTCTCCAGTATCTCCTTTAGGTCCTTTGAAAATATCTACATTGTCTTTCATTACTTTTTCTACGATATCATCTAGTAATTCCACACGTATTTCTTTTCCTACACTTTTAGTTATACCGCTGTCGTTAACAGTAAAATAAAAGTTAGCAACATGTGTGCTATCGTTATTTTCAGGATTTTCTAAGAATAATTTACATTGCATTTGCCCTACATGTTTAGTGATATATTCAGGGATAATATATCTTACAAAGCCTTCTTCAGCTTTAACTATTTCTAATGGCTCATTAGTGAATATAGAACCATCTTGTGCAAAAACATGTAATACAGGTTCGAATTTCGTCTGATTGAAATTCACAGAGATGTATTCTTGATTTTCATTAATAATGTTCTTTTTCTTAATATGGATATCAATAACAGATGTCTTGTTATCCATTGTGTACAGATTAACGTTTATGCTGCCTAAATCAACGCCATTTTCATTGATGATTGTATTAACTGTACCGGTTTTGTACGTTTCCATAAAAACACCTCTCCAATAATAAATTTAGGGATAAGAGCTGTCAGCCTTATCCCTATTTATATCTATCTCTAATGAAATAGACACCTTTTATACCGATTTTGTCATATAGATTTTTGATAGTTGTCGCTTGAACTTGTGCCCAACGTACATCAGTTGCATATTGATGATTGCCTGGATGTCTAGGGTTCCATCGCATACGATAAAGTGTATTTTGGCCTTTGCTGATATAACCCTGTCTTACAAACTTAGCACCACCAATAATACCTTTAGCAGGAGTCGTCCACCCTCTATTTCTAGCGTAAGTAATTGCATAATTAGGGTTGTAGTCATATGCACCTATACCGAAGTAGTTATAAACACCTGCGCGACCGCTTGAGAAGTAAGATGTACCATAACCACTCTCAAGGAAAGCATGTGCAATTAAGTATATTTCATTAAGGTTATACTTCTTACAAGCATAAGCAACTGCCTTACCTTGCCCGGATAAAGAACCTTTACCACGCAATATCTTATTAAGTGCTGAAACTGAAACGCCTTGATATTTACCAAGATTGAGCATTTGATATTTTTGAGTTTTACTATTCCAAATCTTAAGCGAATTCATAGCGTTAAGGGTTGCCGAGTAACTTGCACCATACCACCCGTTACCGTAGTTTATTTGAGGAGATTTTGTCATTTGGATAGCTACCGCTCTCTTGAATGAATAAGCACTTCTTGAAACAACCACAGTAGGCTCTTTGCTTCCTTTTTTGTTTGTTGTTGTAGTTGTATTCTTATTAACACTAGATGCTGGAACTGTAACTTTAATAGTTTTAGTCTTAACTTTATCTTTAGGAATTTCAGAAAGTAACTTCTTACTGTTTTTATATAGATATAGTAATCCATTGATTGTTTTGTCTATGTTTTTCTTAGGCGGCAATCCATTGAGTGATATATCCCAATCTCCATGCTCGTATACGCTTCGCCAAATATTAGATGTGTCAACTTCAATAGAAGATGGCTTAACTGGTATACCTTGGTATTTCATTCTGAACACTGCTTGCAGCATTGTGTGTATCTCGTTGACAATGAAATCATCTTTACTTGCTGATAAATCTTGACACACTTCAATAACGATATTATCAGGGTGGCTAGGTACTTCGTACATTTCTAATCTAGGTTGCCATATATGGTTTCTATCTACGAAATAGTGAGGATACTCTTTATCAGTAAGATATTTTTCTCTATCAAAGTATAGGTCAAGAACTGAACACATTGTATTTGCGTTTCTTATAGTCACTTTCTTAGGGTTATGACCTCTATCTTTACCTTGAACAATATCGTGTCGGATAAATTCAGGATAAGTTGGTTCACCATCATCTATAGTGAAATTGATATGTGTTTGTTTCTTCTTAATGGTTACTGTTTTATTATTATCTGTTGTTGTGGTGCTTGAAGTGTCAGAACCGCCGCTTGGTTTAGGAGGGTTTTTCTCAGCTTTATAAGGAGGTCTAACAAAATAAATGTTTCCGCCATTACCGTTGTAGTTATGATTAACAAACGCTGCTCTCGAACCGCTCCATTGGTTTGATCCAACCCAGTTTTGATCCACGCATTTAAAGTGTGATTTATCACTAGGGCCAACAACTATTGCAGTATGTCCAGCCCAACCATATGTCCATACAGCTATATCCCCAGGCTTAGGAATGAAACTAGATGTATTTCTATAGATTTTCCATGACCTATTTGGATATTGACTACGGTTAGCCATAGCGTTGGCATTTCCCCACGTTCTGAAATGCCAATAACGTTGGAATATATAGTTAGGCAAATCCCAACATTGGAACCCATACCTACCGTCAATGTCGACACCTTTATGATTTTTAGCCATCCATTTAGCCCAATCTACAACTTGCGAGGCTGTTGGTTTTCCGCTTTTAGGTAGTATAGCCATTTACACACCTACTTTCTTCAATCAAAATAAAAAGCCAACACCGAAGTGTCAGCTTAAAATATTACGGAGGCTAAACCGAATGCTGCTGCAATAATTGCACAGCCACCACTAATTAACGCAACAACAACTTGTACATTTCCTTTTTGTTTGTCGGAAATTGATTTATTGATGTTTTCTAATTGAACTTCATGTGCTTTAACAGTATATTTTACATCTGTAAATTCTGATCCTACTTTTTCTATGACGCTGCTAATTTTTTCTAAATGCTTTTCTAATCTTTCTTGAGACTCGAATTGCTTTTCTTGCAATCCTGTTTGCTTCTCTAATCTTTTATCGAGAGTGCTATACGCTTCGATGTGTTTTCTGTCGTTTTCGTTGATTTTTTCATAAATCTTACCGGTGTTTTGTATCCATTCAGTACGTAATACGTACTTATCTTCTTTTTCCGACAATCTCCACACCTCCATAGAATCCCATAATTCCACAAATCATAGTGAAAGTAGAAAATTGCAAAGGAGAAAGCCAATTAATAGCATGAAACATACTCGCTGATGTCATTAAAAAGTAAAAACAAGCGTTACCCCAACCCCCAATACAAATAAGGTAGTTAAATATGTTGTTTAACTTTTGTGTAGGTAGAAAGAAAGGTGCGACAATTATAAAAGCACTAAACACCATTGCAAGTACGCCCCAAATCCAAATGGGCATAACGTGGTGTAGTGCTAAATAAAAATCGCTGTCTCTAATAATAGTTTCTTGTTCTCTCGTCCAAAAGAAGCCTCTTTCAAACATTAGAGCGCCAAAACCTAAAACCATTAAAAAGGTTAACGAATAAGTTATTGAGTTTTTCTTCATTATGACTTACCTCCTAAACAACTGGATTAGATCCAGGAATTACCACGCCTTTTGTAGCGTCATACCAAGAACCCCATCTTGTAGTTTCGCCCATCATATTACGAGAGTATATTCTGTGTCTGTTGTAAGGCATAAACAATACTTTTTTGTATGTGTCACTTCTTGCAATAACGATAGCATAGCCACTTTGATTATCGGGATCTGGAGAATTTGTAGGGTTGTAAAGGTAGTAAAAACCAGTTTTATCAATTTTGTTCATAGTAGATAAGTCAACATCATCTAACCTAATAGCAAAACCTTCGGCTTCTGTAAGTGCTGATAATTGGCCTGTAGCACTCTTTATAGCTTCATTAACTTTGTTTTGTATTAATTCATCTAAACCATCAGAAAGCATCTTAAATTCATCTTCGTTTGCCTTCTTAGATAACTGCTGATTAACTTCATCTTTTTTAGCGTAGTTGATAAGGTGCTCGTCTAAGTTTTTCTCTGTTATAACTCCTTCAGTTGCCGAATTTAGTCGTTCGTTGACCTCTAAAATTTTATCGTTAATATTATTTAGATAGTCTGTTAACTCTGTTTCGGTTTGTTTTGCGAAACCTTCCATTTGTTCCCGCAAATCTTTAACTTGTTTAACAAATTCTGACTTTTGAGTATTTACAAAATTCATGAATTCTTCTTCAGCATTTTGAACGTTTTCTAATTCTTTCGATACAGTATCAATTCTGTCTTTTACTAAATCAACAAGATCGTCAATCTCTCTAATATATCTGATTTTAATATCAGCATCTATTTGGTTAATTAATGCATCTTTTACGTAAAAGCGAAACTCGTTAAGTACAACTGTATCTTTACGACCAACTGCTTTGATATAAATTTGACCAGTCACATGTGTGTCAGTAGAAGCCTTTAGGAAATTACTGTCTAAAGTTAAACGTATAATGCCTTTCATAGGATTAACATATTCAACTTTAACTCTTCCCGTTGATGATCCGTTGTCAGAAACAAAATAAGCTGTTATCTCAGTGTTAGCTTCGCTAATCTCTAGGGGATAACTTTCCCCGTTTATTTCTCTACGTACTTGAAAAGTTAATACCGCAGTATTTATATCCATATTATAAAAACCGATACCTTCGTCAGATATCGGTTTTAAATAAGGTTCGTCGACAGTAGTAATTCTAGCTTCTTTGTAAAATCCATCCATTATGAAGCCTCCTTATTTTTTCTTTTTAGTTTTATGAATAATTTTGTTTGTCTTAGTATATGCGCTTGG